TATTGCGGCTCCTTCTGGTAGAGTAATAGACACGGTTGCAGGCTTTAGCAACCTTGAAGTTAACGATGTGGCTATTGCTGCTGTAGTTCAGGGTATTAGTTGGAACGTAACAAAGAACAATGCACGAGCACAGTACGGCCTTGGTATTTATGTGTACTACATAAACGCTGTCGAGGCTTTGTATCATCTTGATAAATGTTAGCCTGTCATCAACATCTCTTAAATAAGTGACATTCATATATGCCACTATTTCACTCAAGGGGATTTGCCCCACTCCACCTTGATGTAAAGTCCTGCTGCCACTGAGCATCTGAAACGCTTGCCAATACTCAGACACCCATTGGTTCAGGTGTGGTCGGTTCTGAAGTGCTGCAACTTCCAACCCCCCCTTTTCCATCTTGAGAAGGGCCTTTAGTTGTGGACCCCACGTCAGTTCCCACTTTAGGACTCTTGTAAGTTTCCCTCGTCTTCCTCTTCTACCTCTTTACGGTAGTTAGCAGCCTCACCTGCCATCTGTTGAATATCTGCAAACAAGTCAGGTAAATCCAAAAGCAACTTCACGCACTCCTTAACGGAGTATTTTACTCTCTTCAGGGAGCTACCATCAGCAGTGGGAACTTCAATGGTATCAACCCACTGCTCTTCCCCACTCTTATCTAGCACGGCCTCACCATTTTCATCTTCCTTGCGAGACCACCATCCAAGAATAATTGCTTCAGCATATGACTGAGCCATTAGTAGCTCTGCTGCATCATCACTCATAGTTTTGTTATCAATCTGATGACGATACTTCTTCGCCTTCGCTTGAAACAACTTTTTGAAAGCTGTATTACTTCCACCGGCACGAGCCAGTAAGAACTTTATGCTTCCGTAGTTTATCGTGATACCTTCCCGTTCAAGGTCAGCATCCATCTTAAACAAATCGTACAAATTACTAGACATCTATGTCTCCTTCGTCTTGATTAAACCAAAAGAGCTAAAGCCCTCTCAGCACCCTTATCATTAGGGAATCTTTTAATACGTCTCTTCAGCTTTCGGATTTTATTAAGTCTCCGAGTATCAGCTTTCCGATACGCTTCACACCACTTTCGGTTACGACCACCTTTCTTGCAGCCCTTAACCTTTTGTGTTTGGCGTTTAGCCATGACAGTCTCCTGTTAGGCGCGTAATTGCGCTACATAAGTGTCATGTCTAAACCTCCGTTATATAAAATTACTACCACCTACCAGAATTATGATGTTCCGTCAGGGATAGAGTCTATCTGCATGATTACTCCATCGTAATCACCAGACCCACCGTTACCTTCTAGTTCAAACTCAGATACAACATCTGTGTCTGGGCTACCCGCAACAACCTGCGGATTCATCAAAGTCACGGCTGGTAAAGTAAATATGTAACCAGCACCAGTATCATCCAGTGCCCGGAAACTAACTATCTGATCGGTCTCTGCCTTATACAAGTCATAGAGAGTAAAGTCCACAAAGTACACAGACATACTTCCACTCACATCAATCGTACCGCGAGCCATACCCTGTGCAGCCGCAGCACCAAGACCGTACTGTGCTCGTGCATTGTTCTTTGTTACGTTCCAACTAATACCCTGAACTACAGCAGCAATAGCCACATCGTTAACTTCAAGGTTGCTAAAGCCTGCAACCGTGTCTATTACTCTACCAGAAGGAGCCGCAATAGCAGGACCTGTACCAGCAGTTGCCGTTCCTGTTGCTTCAGAAGCACACAAGAAATTGAATGTACCCTCAAGAAACCCCCCGACCTGAGCCGTAAGGTTACCATCACTGATGTACGATCCGCTGTACACTAGGAACAAAGCCGCAGCCAACTGCTTCTCGAAGAAGTAGCTATGGAACGCTGTTCCATTACGCAACATCTTGCCTCGAAACCGCTCACCACCAACAGAAGTTTCAACAACCAACCCGGCACCATCACCCGCAGTAGCTGAAACCTCAAGTTCAGGAGACGCACCAGTTACGATTCGTACTACTCTAAAAATTCCATTACTTGTACTCAAGGCCCAACCAGCAGTTCTAATCCACTGACCTTCTACAATCGCATCAAACTTACCCGAAAGTGTGCTTGTGAAACCCACCCCACCTCCGGCAAGAGTTAAACTTACAGACGTATCAACCGTAATAGCGTCAATAGTTAAATCAGTTGTGAAATCGCCATTCAACAGCCCTTCAAGAAGATCATCATAGGTACTAAATGACAAAGCAAAATTCAATCCACCTGTGGCCTGTACCTGTGTTGTCAAAGCGTGAGCTACAAACCCATCCGCCTTAATTTCTTCAGGACGTGTTCGTGTCTTCTGCTCAGAGAATGACTCTCCAGTAAGTCGTACTTCAGTGAAGGCAATCGCGGGAACCGCATTCCACGTAACCTCTTCACCGTAACGTACTACTACGTCACTACTGTCGATACCCGCATTGAAATCTGTACTCACTATTTATTCTCCACTTTCGTTTTAATGATAAGAATCCCGTATATAAGGGATTACCACATTGACATGGAAGTACCCCTCTTCGGTAATTCCAATCGGTGTTATCGTCGGTGCTCTGTACAGAATCCTTCCGTCAGTAAACGTCGAAGATTGCCGCCTGAAAATTTCTGCTGCATTATCAGCTAATACTAATGTTGCAGCGTTGCCCTTATCAGGTGGCGAAAAAACCATTACAAAGATCAACCCCGGATGTCGGAATGTAACCTTCGTACTACCAATCTCATGTTGAAAAGCATCATCCGGCTTTATGAACAACTTCACAAACGAAGCGTTCTTCGGAGGAGTGAACGGCTCATTTTCGTAAGCTATAGCAGTCGCACTCGCCCAACCTGTGTTAAACAGTGTTCGAATCGCCGTATTTTCATCAACTGACCCAACCATTATTTAACGCTCTTCAGTACTACATCTACTTTTAGACCATCCAAAGTATTTATGATAGTCTGTTGTACCATCGCATTTGGGGCACTTTTTATAGAAAGGGTACCGTCTTCCAACCTTTGAATGTAATCAAGGTTATTTGTGATATACGCAATAGAACCTCCTAATGGTAGCCCCTCCAACTTTTTCTTGATAGCCTTACCTTGACTCTTTTCTACTGACGTAGGGGGTGCCCCGGTTGTAGACACTCCAGCATTTAGGTGATCCCCTACTTCTGATGAGGGTGCACCCAATGTTGGCATCCAATTACCACGAGCACGAGCAGTTAATACAGGGGTTTTTTGCACAATCCCCAAATACACGGCCTCAGTTACAGCCCCATGAATCTTTTTACCAATCAATGGAACATTGTGACGTGCCCATCGACGCATCTCACGCTCAAACTGGGGTGCTCTCATAGGTGTAATAGCCATTATCGTCTAATCTGTAGTCGATATAAAACCGCTACACCTCCGGGTTGTGTTGGGGTTACACGAACTATACTGTAGGTGTCTCCTTTTGCAACTAACTGCATTGTTGTATCTGGCACTATTCCTGCATCATTCATCTCCTTCGCCCCTATCAGTGCTTGAAGGTCTCCGCTCAAAACATCTTGCCCAGTAATTTCATCTTGTGAAAAAAATCTGAATATCCCCCTCACTGTTGTGCTCACCACAGTTGCTGCTACTGTTATTGCTCCAGTGTCAGAATCAATAGTTGGTTCACGACTGCTCTCAAGAGTCATGTTAAATCCAAACTCATCCATTACTGGGACAACAGTATTGTCCCGCAGATCATTGTAAAACTCGTCAGCCAATTACGTCACCAATAAAGATGTAAACCAACGATCAAATGCTCCGGTATCATCAAGACTATCTTGCTCCGCATCAGTAAGGCCAATACTTGCGCCCAACTTGACAGGTGCAGTGCTTGCCAATCCAGTCAACAAAGCATCAATATGAGGGAACTGTACTATAGCTGGGGCATTCCGCATAAACTCTTTCTCAATAACGTCAATACGCAAATACTTGAGCATGTTATCACGAGAAAGCTGAATAGATACAAAAGGTTGTGTTAGCTCAATCAAACACACTTCCTTGTACGCTTGTATCACCAAGGCGGGTATGCTCTTTACAGGAATCTGAATACCATCAAAATCGACCAACTTAGTAATATCAGCCTCTTTAATATCCACTACTAATGTATCTGGGTTTATTGGTGTCTCTGACTTTAACTTTCTTCTAGGCCAACTCAATAACTGTGGTATTACAGTTACACTATTGTTAGTCTTAACCCCTACCCACCGTTCTCTATACTTGGATTCAATACCGGCAGTAGCCCGTAACATAGCGGCTTCTTTCAGATTGTCATCAGTTTCACTCGTCCACACCGTATTCGCACGCTCTTCGTGATATATCTCAAGGTCCTCAAACAATGCGTAAGAGTTTGCTCCAGCAACTATTGTTCCGTCTTCAATTATAATGGTCATATTACTTCTTTTTTACTTTTATAACTGTGTGACGAACAACTGTTCTAACTGGGTTGTTATCGTCTACAGCTATCCATTCCAATGTGTATTTTTCTCCAGCAGTTCCACCAGAAAGCCACGCTACCACCAAATTAGAACCAACAATGACCTGATCTATAAGCAGATCAGTCAACCCACTTGGTACCGAAGTACCATCAAGCAGCACAGATGTACCCGTAGTTTGAATAGTATCGCCTGCTTCAATCCACGCAGAAAAATCAAGCACGTAATCAAGGACTTCCTTTGGACCTTTGTCTTTT